GATAGACCCTTACGCTGCGTGTATAGGTGAGTGCCAGACTTAACAACACGCCCCCACATCGACGCTGCCTTATCAGCTGATTCGCGTGCTAAACGGATACGCTCAGCCGTCTTTAATGCCTGTTCCTCGTCGATGCGGCGCTTAAATTCAGCCTTCTCCTCAGCTGTCATCTTCCTGTTGCTGCGACTGTGCCAACTGACCGTATCACCAATTCTATAATTCTTGAACCAGCCAACCCAGAAATCACCATCGTTTTTAAGCTGATAAACGCCTGTCCGTTGGCTCCCACGATCACCATCAACGCGGTATCTGTGCCGCTTATCGTCAGGGACGATTTCTGAAATATCGAGCGGGCCACATCCAGACGCGCGCATGGCGTCGATAAACTGACTGACTGACATTTATGCCCCCTTTATTTTTCCTGAAAGCAAGCCGCGAATCACGTCTTGCCGATTGCATTTATGTTTACTTGATAACTGCAAGAGAACTTCTGCCTCTACAATCCCAAGCTTGACCGTGAACGTCAGAGCATCTTGATTTATTTTAGTCCTAGGCATGGTCACGCTTCTCTAAAACTGTGATCTTATAAATATAGAAAAATTCACTGTTAGAGTGTTTTATTGAATATCCTAGTCGAAAAGCTATTTTCTTCACATCCATATATAAGTCGTTTGGGATCATAAAGTCTGCTTCTGAATTTAGCATCACCACCAGCTTTAAAGTCACCTGATTGCTCAGCTTGTGAAAAAGCAGTACCAGCTCCTCCAACTGCACCAACATTCACAGACCTAGTTGCAGAAGTAGCACTTGAGGTAAATGACACAACAACTTCAGCACTTCGTTCAGCATTAATAGAAGAATTTGCTAAATCATCTACATCAGGTGATGATGCACACTGTAAAGGTACTCCAATGCCTTTTGAATTTAGCTTCACATTAGATGGTATAGGTGGATTTGGATTTGGACAAATGGTAGATAGTGATCGTATTCCAGCAGATCTTCGTAAAGGATTTAATTGGCAAGTAACATCAGTAGAGCATAGCATTACTCCAAATGACTGGTCAACAACAGTAAACACAATATGTAGATACAAAGCTTCAAAATAATATGATACCTGAAAAAATAACAAGTGAGTTTTCACCAAGAAGAAACAATATTGGTAACAACTTCCTCTATACAAAAGGAGGTGAGTTTAGTTTGGATGGTGTAGATTATATTGGTGAGTATCATATGGTTGATGAGATAGCAAAAACATATCCAACATCAAACCCTAATAGTCAATTATTACGTAGAGTATATAGGAATAATGATCACTATGTTTATGATAAATTACATGACTTTGATATTCCAGTATTACAATTCATAGACCCAAAACCATATGTATACAAACCTGATGAACAAGATTACTCTGTAGGATCTGATGTTCGATATTTTGTAGAAAAAGTGGATGATGATAACAGCTTTGCAATAGAAGTGAATAAGGAACAATATGATAACATAGGTAGAGCTGGTGGTATTGATGGAGGTCTATATTTATCAACTTCAATTAGTTGGAAGCTTACTGGAAGAAGAGAGGATATAATCAAACACAATGAGACTGAGATATACAAAGCTACTAAGCTTGTTCCAAGTGTAGGATATGCAGTTAGAAACTTTTTAGAATTTTCAAGGATAACTTTAAGTTGATAAATTGAATAATTGTTTGTATATTATTTAATATGATTTTAGATAGTATAGAACAGTTGGAAAGTTTAAAAAGTAGAGTTTTGTTTCTATATCCTATTACACAAGATAGTAGATTACATAAACATAACAATACTATTATAGGTTTTGTTTTCATTGATACAAATACTAAAGAATCTTTCACATTAAGCTCACACCATCCTGAAGGTGTATTTCAAAAAAGCGAATTAGACTTTTTAAAAGAAGCTACAGTTTATTGTCACGATATAATGGTATTGAAATATAATGGTTACGATGTAACGCATTTTATCGATACTAAGATGCAATACTATTTACACACTAATCAAGGTCACAATCCAGATACTCCAAGCATTGTAAACCATTATACTAGACAATTTCAATCATGTTATAAGACTAATGAGTTTATATCTTTATACAAGCATGAACAAATTGCAATGAATATTTTCAATGAAGTCTGGATAAAAGAAGTTCAATCCGGATTATCATTCTACCAAGATCATTTAATGGATGCCTTTTATAATATAGAGAGAAATGGTTTACAAATCAACACAACCTTATTTGAGGAAAGATTTGGTCAAACTCTAAGCAGAGACAAACAATTATGTTTTAGTGAGTACAATTATTACACTACTACAGGAAGGCCAAGTAATAGATTTGGAGGAATAAACTTTGCAGCACTTAATAAAGATGATGATACAAGAGATACTTTTATATCAAGACATGCTAATGGATCATTACTGGAGTTAGACTTTAATTCATATCATCCAAGATTGATAGCTACATTAATCGATTATGATTTTGGTACAGATAATGTATATGAGCATTTAGCAACTTATTATGCAAACAATTCAAATCCAACAAAGGAAGAGATTAGTGATGCAAAAGAATCTACATTTAGACAATTGTATGGTGGAATAAATCATCAGTACTTACATATACCTTTCTTTAAGAAAACAGATAACTTTGCAAAATACTTGTGGGAGACAATAAATACGCAGGGTTACATAGAAAGTCCAGTATCAGGTAGGAGACTGGTATTAGCCAATTACCAGGATATAACCTGTTATACTTTATTTAACTATTTTGTTCAAATGTATGAGACTGAATGTAATGTTTTGATATTACAGAGTATTCATAAAATGCTAAAGGGATATGAGACAAAACCAATCTTATACACATATGATAGTATCTTATTTGATGTAGAAGGAGCTGAATTAAAATATCTTACAGATGTAGTGATTCCACAAAGCATTAACTTAGAGAAGTTTCCAATCAAGATAAAACAAGGTACAACATACAAAAATATATCGATTTAGAGAATTGGGCATATTTATATAAAAATGTACTATGTCCAAGATGAAAGTGTTAGAGGACTTAATTCGTAGAGAGTTAGAGTCATACTTTAAAAACAACAATATTAAGTATAAAAGAAAGCCAGTTAAGGAATTAACTCAAGCTGAAAAGTCTGCAAACATTAAAGCAGCTACTGCAGATATTGATGCTAAGAAGATAGCACTTAAAGGAGCTCAGGATAAATTAACTAAGACTAGTGCAGCTCCAGTAGATCAAAAATAATGAGACCTCAATTACTTTGCACATTCACTTATTTAGATAAACTTCCAATTAGTTTAGGAGAAATCTATAAGGCTTATGGAGTAGATGATGTGACAAACATAAAGTGTTACAATTATGTACAATCACCTAACAGTGTTATTTGTGTATACAATGTAAGTATAAGAGAAAGAAGATTACAGAATACAGTATCTATTAACAGAAAAAAAGAAACGAATACATTCTACAGTATTAATGCACTTAACAGTTTAATTTGTGTATTGAACAATGGAGTATTAGATAAAACATTTATAATTGATTGGAACAACTACAGAGACACTTTAGTACTGTCAGAAGGCCAATCAGATTATAAAACAATAAAGATTCAAGAATTATAAGAAAAAAGTTGGTTTATCCAAAAAAGTTTAGTAAGTTTAAGTATCAAAGAGTAAAGCTAAAAAAGGAAGTAAAAAGTTAGGCAACGGTGTTGCAAGTATTAAAAAAAGTCCTTATATTAGTAAAGTAAGTTTAAGTAATAACAATTAAAAACAAGTAAAGATGAACCTAGATTCAATCAAAGCAAAGTTGCAGCAAATGCAACAAGCCAGCAGTGGCGGAGGTGGAAACAAAGCAAGTGAGCACATGTGGAAACCAGTAGTAGGAAAACAACAAGTACGTATCGTACCCTACGCATTCGATAAAAACAATCCTTTCCAAGAAATGTACTTTCACTATGAAATTGGTAAACGTACAATGGTATCTCCAATGTCTTATGGACGTCCTGATCCTATTGTAGAATTTGCTGAAAAGTTAAAGAGATCTGGTGATAAAGATGACTGGAAGTTAGGTAAAAAGATTGAACCAAAGTTTCGTGTTTATGCTCCAATCATTGTTCGAGGACAAGAAGAAGAAGGAGTTAAGTTCTGGGCTTTTGGTAAACAAATCTATACAGAATTATTAAGTATCATTACAGATCCAGATTACGGTGATATTACTGACTTAATGAATGGTCGTGATATTACAGTAGAATATACTGCAGCTGAGAAAGAAGGAGCTTTTCCAACTACCTCAGTTCGTATCAAACCTAACACATCTCCAGCTACAACTGATAAAGATATCGCTGAGAAGATTGTTAATGGTCAAAAAGATCTTAAGGAAATGTTTACTGAATTAAGTTATGCAGAAATGACTGAAGCATTAGAGAAATGGTTAGATCCAAACTCAGGAGCAGCTGATGGAACAAAAGCAGCAGCTAAACCATTAACTGGAGCTACTACAGCAACCAAGTCAGAAGATATTTCTTCAGCATTCGATTCATTATTTAATTCTTAGTATCATGGCAAAGCAGACAAAAGTTGTACCTGAAGAAATATCAGGAAGGGACGAACTAGCTTCATTATTAGCTGATAGTCTTAATAAAAAGTTCAAAGATTTTAAGGCTGCTCATTTCCTAAATGGACAAGAAGATACACCAACAGATTTAACAGAATGGGTCTCAACAGGCTCATCTCTGTTAGACTTGGCGATTTCTAATAGGCCAAATGGAGGATTACCAGTAGGACGTATTGTCGAACTACAAGGTATGGAGGCATCAGGTAAAAGTTTAATCATGGCTCACGTACTTGCTAACACACAAAAGAAAGGTGGATTAGCTGTGTATATTGATACTGAGAATGCTTTAAGTGAGGAGTTTCTAAAAGCTATTGGAGTAAATGTATCAGATATGTTATATTTACCACTTGAGACAATAGAAGATATCTTTGAAGCTGTTGAGAATATTATTGAGACAGTTCGTAAGAGTTCTAAAGATAGATTAGTTACAATCGTTATTGATTCAGTTTCAGCTGCAACTACTAAAGTAGAACAGGATGCTGACTTTGAGAAAGATGGTTGGGCAACTACTAAAGCTATCTTAATGTCTAAGGCTATGCGTAAAGTAACAAACCTAATTGGTAAACAAAGAGTATTACTTTTAGCTGCTTCTCAATTAAGAGAGAAGATGGGAGTAATGTTTGGAGACAAATTAACTACATCAGGTGGAAAAGCTTTAGGATTTCATGCAAGTTGTAGAATTAGACTTAAAGGAATAGGAAAGTTAAAAAGTGGTTCAGGTGCTACAGAGCAAATAGTAGGTGTGCAAACAGAAGCACAGGTTATTAAGAATCGTATGGGACCTCCATTTAAGAAAGCTGTATTTGATATTTACTTTAACTCAGGTATTGACGATAGTAATAGTTGGTTAAAGTTGATGAAGGAATATGGTTTAGTAGCTACATCAGGAGCTTATTATACACTTACTAATATTGAGACAGGAGAGATCGTTAGATTCCTTGCAAAAGATTGGAAAGGTATGTTATTGAAAGATGCAGACTTAAAGGACTATTGTTACAGACAAATTTGTGATACAGTAATTATGAAGTATAGAGATCAAGAACCAATTGATCCAGATCAAATTACAGTAGACGAAGGAGAAGGAGAAATTGAATAATGATAAAAAACAAATACCAAGCTCTAATTAATGAGCTGAAGTTGAAAGAAAACGAAAGTGAGGCCATTCATAAAAACTCAAGAGTATTGATTGTGGATGGCCTCAATCTTTTTATAAGAGCTTATTCTGCAAGTCCAGTTACAAATGGTAATGGAGAACATGTAGGAGGAATATCAGGTTCTCTAATGAGCTTAGGACATGCTATCAAAATGATTAATCCAACAAGATTAATTATGGTGTTTGATGGTAAGAATGGAGCAGCTCGTAGAAGATCAATATTTCCAGACTACAAAGCAAATAGAAAGGTTACAATTAGATTAAACAGATCAGAAACTGTAGACAAAGAAGATACACAACTGAAGCAACTAATAAGACTAACAGAGTACTTGGGTGTTATGCCTATTACTACAATAGTTGTAGATGGTTCAGAAGCAGATGACGTTATTGCTTATTTATCTAACGATTATTTAGCACAAAAAGATTCTCAAGTATTTATTATGTCTTCAGATAAGGACTTCATGCAATTAGTAGATCACAGAGTTCATATCTGGAGTCCTACTAAAAAGAGAATGTTTTATTCTGATGATGTGCTTACTGAGTACGGAATACCACCATATAACTTTGCTATATACAGATCTCTAATTGGAGATGATAGTGATAATATTCCAGGTGTTAGTGGTGTAGGTCCAAAGTCAGTAGTAGATAAATTTCCTAAACTTACAGAAGAGAAGATGGATCTCGATCAATTCTTTGATTATGTAAAAGAGCTATCTACAAATAGCAAAGTTAAAATATACAATAAGGTGTTAGAATCTGAACAAGATGTTAGATTATTTCATAATGTCATTCAACTAGGTGTTAGTGATGTGAATATGAGTAATAAGATGAAGATCATTGGAATGATGGAAACACCAGCAGCAAGGTTGGGAAAACTCAAATTCCATTCTATGTTAATTGAAGATGGTATGACAAATGCTATTAAAAACGTAGAGATGTGGTTAAGAGAGGTAACTCAAAAATTAGATCAATTTACCTTGCAAGATTAAATAAAAAGTAGTAAAGTTATATTATGCAGTCACAACAAGATACCCTTCAGTTTTATGGAACAAACTTCCAAAACAAAGTATTGTCAATCCTATTAAAGGATAGACCTTTCTTACAGCAGGTACACGATATCATAGAGCCAAAGTACTTTTCCTCAGAGTCAAGTCAATGGATAGCTCGCACAGCATTAAAATACTTTTCAGAATATAAATCTCCTCCAACTTTAGAAGTACTAAAGGTAGAGTTAGATGCTATCGATGTAGATATATTGAAAACTACAGTAGTGGATAACATTAGAGAGATCTTAAAGTATGCAGAAGCAGAGGATAATCAGTACATAAAGGATAAGACTTTAGATTTCTGTAAGAATCAAAAACTAAAAGCAGCAATATTAGAATCAGTACAACTACTTCAGTCAGGCAAGTACGATGAGATTAAAAACTCAATCGATCAAGCTATGAAAGCAGGAACTGATAGAAACGTTGGTCATGATTATATTGAAGATGTTGCTTTACGTTTTGTTGAGAATAAGAGAAACACTGTACCAACTCCTTGGGATATCATTAACGATATTATGGATGGTGGTTTAGGAAGTGGGGAAATGGGTGTCTTTGTTGCTCCTGCTGGTATTGGTAAGTCAATGGCTTTAGTTAATATGGCAGCCTTTGCAGCAATGAAAGGACTTAATGTAATCTATTATACATTAGAGCTTTCAGAAACCTATGTAGGTGCTCGATTTGACTCTCACTATACAAGCATACCAACACAAGATTTAAAGTTTCATCAAGAAGAAGTTGTTACAGCTTTGAAAGGAATGAAAGGAAACTTGATCATAAAGTATTATCCAACTAAAACAGCAACAGTAAATACAATATCAGCTCATATTGATAAGTGTGTGATGCAAGGAATCAAACCTGACATCATTTTACTGGATTATGCCGACTTATTAAGAGATACTGGAGTGAAAGGAGCAGTGAGAAATGATATCATGTTAGGGAACATTTATGAGGACCTACGAGGGTTAGCTGGAACTTATCAAGTACCAATTTGGACAGCATCACAAGCAAATAGATCAGCTTTAGAGCAGGATGTGATTGAGGCAGATAAGATTGCTGAGTCATATTCAAAGGTGATGGTTGCTGACTGTGTAATATCTTTATCACGTAAAACAGCAGATAAGATTTCTGGTACGGGTAGATGGCATATTATTAAGAATCGTTTTGGACCTGATGGTTTAACATTCCCAAGTAAAATGAATATGTCAACAGCTCATATCGACATATATGCTGAGAATACAGTGCTTGGAAAAGAGGCAAAAATACTAATGCAAAACAATGATGAAGTGATAAGACAAGCGTTGGCTAATAAATTTTCCGAATTAAACGGTTTAATTAGCTAAAAAACACCAACCTACGGTCTTGACAACTACTTATATGTACAACCAACAATTTATAAAAAAATAAAATCTATGATGACAATATCGAATGAGATCTTGAGTGAAATCACTGTCTTTATGAAGTACAGCAAGTATGTGCCTGAATTACAAAGAAGAGAGACGTGGAACGAATTAGTAACACGAAACAAGGAAATGCACTTGAAAAAGTATCCTCACTTAGCTGAGGAAATTAACAAAGTATACGAGATGGTATATAACAAGCAAATACTTCCATCGATGAGGTCGTTACAGTTTGCTGGGAAATCTATTGAGATGTCTCCCAACAGAATATACAATTGTGCTTATTTACCAATTGACGATGTAAGAGCTTTTGGAGAAGCAATGTTCTTACTATTAGGAGGAACTGGAGTAGGTTACTCAGTACAAAAACATCATGTTGATGCTTTACCAGAAATTAGAAAGCCAAATGCAAAAAGACATAAGCGTTTCTTAATTGCTGATAGTATTGAAGGATGGGCAGATGCAGTAAAAGCATTAATTAAAAGTTACTTTGCAGGAGGATCTTCTTTAGATTTTGACTTTGGAGATATTCGTCCTAAAGGAGCACGATTAGTAACATCAGGTGGAAAAGCACCAGGAGCACAACCATTAAAAGAATGTTTAATTAAAGTTCAAGGAATACTTGATCAAAAAGAAAATGGAGATAAAATTACACCAATTGAAGCGCATGACATGGTATGTCACATCGCAGATGCAGTATTGGCAGGTGGTATTCGTAGAGTAGCTCTTATTAGTTTGTTTTCTGCTGACGATGAAGAGATGATTGCTTGCAAATCAGGTAACTGGTGGGAAAACAATCCTCAAAGAGGAAGAGCTAATAACTCAGCAGCTTTATTAAGACACAAAGTTACACAAGAGTTCTTTATGGACTTATGGAAACGTATTGAATTAAGTGGTGCTGGAGAACCAGGAATCTATTTAACAAATGATAAAGATTGGGGAACTAATCCATGTTGTGAAATTGCTTTACGTCCATTCCAATTCTGTAACTTATGTGAAGTAAACGTAAGTGATATTGAATCACAAGAAGACTTAAACGCAAGAGTTAGAGCAGCTGCATTCATTGGAACATTACAAGCTGGTTATACTAACTTCCATTACTTAAGAGATGTTTGGAAACGTACAACTGAGAAAGATGCTTTAATTGGAGTATCTATGACAGGTATTGGATCTGGAACTATTCTAGGATACAATATGAAAGAAGCTTCTAAGATTGTTAAAGAAGAGAATGAAAGAGTTGCTAACCTTATTGGTATCAACAAGTCAGCTCGTACAACTACAGTTAAACCTGCAGGTACAACATCTTTAACATTAGGAACATCAAGTGGTATTCATGCTTGGCATAATGATTATTATATTCGTCGTATTCGAGTTGGTAAGAATGAAGCAATCTATACTTACTTGTTGATCAACCATCCTGAGTTAATTGAAGATGAATATTTCAGACCACATGACACAGCAGTAATATCAATTCCACAAAAAGCACCAGAAGGAGCTATCCTAAGAACTGAATCACCATTCCAATTACTAGAACGTATTAAGAAAGTGCATTTAGAGTGGGTTAAGCCAGGACATAGAAGTGGTAGTAATACTCACAACGTATCAGCAACTGTATCTATCAAACCAGAAGAGTGGGATGGTGTAGGTGAATGGATGTGGGATAATAAAGATCACTATAACGGTTTATCTGTATTACCTTTTTCAGAACACACTTATATTCAAGCACCTTTTGAAGATTGTACAGAAGAAAGATATAATGAGCTTATGAAATCATTAAACAATATCGACTTATCAAAAGTAGTTGAGTTAGATGATAACACAGAGTTAAAAGACCAGGCAGCCTGTGCAGGAGGGGCATGTGAAATACAATAACATGGGACCAACTCAGAACGACTGGATATATGAATTGTTTGTAAAAGAACAATCTAAACCAAAACTTCAACCAGATCATTTTTACTATGAAAACGGTAGAATGGTAATGACCGAGCAGTATCACCTTGATAGGGGGTACTGCTGTGGTAATGGTTGTAGACATTGTCCATATAATAATAAAGAAGATGAAAGTAAACTTTAAGAAAGTAGATAAGAAAGCAGTAATTCCAACGTATGCAAAAGATGGAGATGCTGGTTTAGATATAACAGCAATTTCAAGAGAAATCGTTATAACAGGAGATTATGAGTACATTGAGTATAGAACTGGTTTAGCCTTTGAAATACCCGTAGGATACGTAGGATTGCTTTTTCCACGTAGTTCTGTGAGTAAGAAGGATATGTTTTTATCCAATGCTGTAGGAGTAATTGATTCTGGTTATAGAGGTGAAGTAACTTTCAGATTCAAGAGATTAGCTTGGGACAGCACTTTGTATAATGTAGGAGAAAAAATAGGGCAATTAGTAATATTGCCATATCCTCAAATAGAGTTAGAACTAGTAAAAGAGCTATCTGAGTCAGAAAGAGGAGCAAAT